AATCTTTAATTTGATAATAGGATGCTGTTGGTAAATATTTTACAGTATTATATGCAAAAGAATTTGAAAAAGTTTTTAATGGAAATAGTTCTCTACCACAAACTCTAATTTTTGGAGAAGTTCCACCTTTGTATTCTTTTTTAAAATTTTTTACAAAAACTTTTATATCGTTTTCTGTTAGTGCTGATAAAGAACCGGTACTAAATATTTGGTCATTCCAACCTATTCTTATTTTTGGCTGATATATTGTGTTTGTTTCCTTACTAAATACTTTTACTATTCCATAATCGTTTGTATCATTTTCTGCTTCCGATGAATGCTTTATAATAAATCCTTCATTTTTTATTGAACCACTATTCCAATCCTTTAATAAAGATTTTACATCCATGTAAATATCTGCAGTCTGATAATCAAATGCCTGATATGCTAATGGGCTTGAATACCATACTCCACCTTCTCCTTGTGATGAGCCGGTTGAAATTCCTGTAAAACTTCCGATAGGCAACCAATCTAAGTTTGAATCCCCTTCTCTATAATTCCATGTTACACCTTGCGTTGTTACTCCATCAAATCTAGTCCCTATACCCATTTCCCAACTCTGAGATATTGCATATGCATATAATGAGTATTTTAATGGAATTTCTTCACTTTTAGTTTCTCTTAAAATTAAAGTTGCTTCAGTTAATGTCATACTACCATTTGATAATGATTTTGAAACAAATCCATTTTCAAATTTTATTAGAGCTCTAGATACATCTTTGATGTTTCCATAATAAATTTTACTTATTTCTAATACTTCATCCAATCCAGTGTTTTGGTTTGGTTGTTGAAGATATATCGCTGCATCTTTTGATGCTGTTAAAAAATAATATGCCATTATCTTACCCTTCCTTTTATATCTTTATCTGGATATTTTATCTCAAATACAGATGGGTCTAAAGATGGATATACAATTTTGTCTTTTGTAGCCGCATCAATATTATACGAATGTGGTGCATATCCTTCACCACACTTATTAGTAACTTTTAACATAGGAACTGATTGTACTCCTTCTACGTTTGCAATTAAGAGTTCTAATTCACTTAAATTAATTGTTTGATTAAAGGTCCAATTATCAATTAAAAAATATTCTTTAAACTCATTTATACAATTAATTAAAACTTCACTTTTATTATAAGAATCATAACAAATAATATCAAATTCTAATCCTATATTTATTACAAATCCATCTAAAATATTTATACCATCAGTCAACATCTTATATTCATTAAGATATGTCTTTATATTTTCTTTAATTGCTCTATTATTATTTAAACCAATAAGATTGCCATTTATATCATATGTTAGTAAATAAAGATTAATTGCAAACGGATTATTTTTTTCATTTTCATTTGAAGTTTTTCCAATTAAAAATTTTGTGATATCTTGTTTCACAATTTCTGTGGTAGCTTCACTTCCATCGGGCTGATTTATAAAACTCATAACTAAATCAGTAAATTCCTGAAGATTATTTGGTGATGCTAATATTGATGAAGGTGAATTATTATCCAAAGTACCATCTGCAGTTGCATATGCTTTGGCTACTGATCCGTATTTTGTTGGCATTGATAGTACCCTAACTTGATAATCTTTTGCGGTTACTGCTCTATTTTGAGAGCTAAAATTTGCTAAAGCGTTTTGTCTAATTTCTTCTAATGTTTCACCACTTCTTCCTCCAGAAGCAGGAATATCATTATCAACCGCTACTGAGTTTTTCATTTTTATGTACAAAGATAATTGTGCATTATTTGTAAATATTGAAGTGTCTTCATCAAATTCAATTCTATTAATAGTTGTAATTGTGTTTGCTGATACATTTGATTCAACTCCACCACCAACTAAATATTTTACAGTCATAGTTGTATTTGCAGGAGATGTTCCGTATGTTTTTGTTTTTAAAAAATTTGTTGGGTCAAATGATTCTTCTAATCTATTAATTGAATTTGGTAATCCTAATCCTACATTTTTCAAATTTGGAATTAATAATTCATCAGATGCGGACGGGTCACCCGCACCAAATTGAATTGTTGTAGTACCATCTAAGTTAATATTTGTTGTAAACCTTCTTGGTGTTTTAATTGTTTTTAAAATATATGGTACAGTTGATTTAAATTGATACAAATCTGGATCTTTTGATTCAATATTTGCATGTTCAATAAATACCATCTCCTGTGCTAGGTTTGAGACCTCATACCATTTATTATTGTTTGAATCTCTACAATCGTAAATTTGTATAATATTTGTTTCTGTAAGAAGAATTGATTGATATGCAGAATACGCACCAAATTCAATTGTTTTTTCTACTTCATTTGCAGAGATAGCATCAACATATTTTTTTATTAAAAAGAATGTAGGCTCACCCGTTATCGCATCTCTTTGATAAACACTTATTTCTCTATCGGTTTCTAAAGAAAAATCTATAACATCGGTTGCAATAAAATTCACACCGTTCGATGATGCACATTGTAATCCGGATTTAATTCGTAAATAATATTTTTCATCTGGCTCATTGTTTAAAGCAGGTACTAACTGATAAACAGATAATTTTGTAATTGCAGGTGATGTTATTTTTGGTTTATATCCTAAAAATTTAGCAAGAGGAATGACACTTTGTGTATCATCTGCATATAACATTAATGATTGTTTAAATGTATCATCTATATAATATGCTAAAACATCTCCTACATAGGCGGCCATTTCCAAAAACATAGTACCCGGTGAAGCTTCACTAAAATCATTAGCGGTTTTAGGAAAATAAGTTCTTGTATATTCTATTAAGTTATTTTTAAAAGATGTAAAATCTTTATTAAGATATTTTACATCTTTACCTCTATTTTTAAAATTTTTATTTACAACATTTATTGCCATATATTAAGCTCTTACTTTAAAATCTACATCAAATAACTCATTATTAAAATCTGCCTGAAATACTATCTTTATTTCATAAATTCCTTTATCTAATTGATCCTGTGATGAGGATAGTTCTATTTGTTGTATTGAAACTTGGGGAATCCAAAATGCTACGGTACTTTCTATTTCTTTAAAAATTTTTTCATTTAATTCATCGCTCTGATGTTCAAAAATAAAAGTGTGTAAATTAGTTCCAAAAAGTGGTTGAATCAATCTTTCACCTCTTTTTGTAGATAATAAATTTGTGAGATTTGATTTTAAGGCCGTAAGATTATCATATGCCAGTTCAAATGTATTATTACTCATTACATATGGATATTTCATACCGTAAGCGTAATCTCTTATAGTTTTGTTATTACCGGTTACTATATATTGCCCAATTACAACAGCCATTACCTTTTAAATCTTTTTACAAGCTCTGAATAATCTCTATTCAATGCATTATCCAATCCAACTACACCGGTTTGTACACCTAATCCAGTCTTCTGAGGTCCACCTCCGGCAAATTCACCATAACCCATTTTTTCAGCCATCGCTGTTCTACCTACAATTGAACCCATATCATTTGTTCCAAAATTCATTGTTCTGTAACCACCATCAGATGATATTGCGGCTTTAGTTTCGTTAAGGATTTGATTAATCATTGGGTTTTTAGTATAAGTTTTTTGTTCAACTATTTTAGGTTCATCTTCACCTAAAATAGCTTTAGCCATACTCAAACCTGTATTTTTAGGACGTTTTTGCTCAGAAAGTGTTTTCTTTAATTCTGATTTAACAACCTCTTTTAATACAGTTGATAGTTGTTTTTTAACTTCCTCTTTTACTAGAATTTGTATAGCTTCTAAAAGTTTATCTGTATTCATATATTGCTATTCTTTGTGATTATAAATATTTGTATTGATTATTTTTGATTTTACATAATTTATTTACTAAAAATACTACTTCCTACTACAATTGAGCCGGGTGTTTTTCTTAAAGAAAGTAAATAATCATAATCTCTACCATATAACTCATTTACTTTACCATTTATATATTTTATATCTTTTTCTCCACTTTGTGGTGCATTACATTGAACATATAAACAATCATTATTTGATGTAAATTTAATTATATCTTTATTTACAGAAGATAAAATATTCACAATGGCACCATAAATTGATACTTCATTTCTTCTTGGTGGTCCATTAAGAAAATTTTGAGATGGTCTCCATCCGTTTCTTGGGCTCCCTGTAACTGCTTCAAATTGTACTGGCTGATATAATATATCTGTGACCGAATTCCCATTTCTATATTTTTTTCTTGTTCTATTTAATATAACAGCCGCAACATGTGCTTCTTCGGTCTGATTTCTACCAGATTCTGCAAAAATAGCAGCAATTAAGTTATTAAAATCAGTATCAGTCATTTGTGTACCTAAATAACCTTCCGCAATCCTTCTAGCATCAATACCAGCGGCAACGTAAGATGTATTAGGTGTATTTGCAGAATTTAATGTTTTAACACTACCAAAAGTTGGTGCACTTATCACTTCGCTTGGATAAGATTCTGCGTAAACTTGTTTTATATCATCTTTATAATATTCAATCTCAACTATATCCAAATCCGTAACCCCTTCAAATCTCGTTGGTACAGGATCTCGTAATGTTGTTACTTCTCCAGGTGTTTCTGGCTCACAAAAATATCCTGACCAGTTTGCTAAACTTGGTACTACTACACCAGCTACGGTTGTAGTTGTACATAAAGCCTGTCCTTTTAAAGTTAGTA